CGACTTTTCCACTTTTAAGGAAAAGGGCCTTCCACTTATACGTGCCCTTGTTTCTTCTCTCATCACCTGGATTACAGGTCGTTCCGACATTTTCACCCCAAGCGACCATGCAGAGCTTTACAACCAGTATCTCAAGCTTGAAGCAGAGGCCCGTCCATTCATCTTCGCCACTTCCGCATCGAAGTTTAATGCTATTGAAGCCGATCGTTACAATCGCTTACGTGAATCCGTGAAAGATCTACACTCTGCCACCACTAAGTTGCCTCACCCCGGCGCGCTCGCCGCGTCAGCCAATGGCTTGTTCATGTCCCTTCAGAACCAGGCCTATCGCTTGCCTTCCCCTGATGAGAACACCACCCGTGTTACTCCTACAAATGTCGTGGTTAGTGGCGCTGCTGGTCGTGGCAAATCAACCCTTGTTAAGACCATTATTCGTGATTTGTCCGCCGAGTTCAATTATAGCGATGCCTTTTGCCCCATTGACACGGTGTCCATTACTGGCTTTGCTGATGCTTATGACAACCAAAAGTTCATGATCTTCTCTGAATTCCTTTCTAACGACAATAAGGAGTATCGGCAAAAAGCAGTCAGTTTCTTCAATTCACTTGTCAACTCTGATCCTAAAGTTGTTGATAAGTCTCGCGCCGAAGAGAAGGCTATGTTTCGTTTTAAGCCTGCTTTCACTTTCCTTGATTTGAACCCCTCCCCTGAGTCAATGGTCCAATCATTGGCTGAAGGTGGAGGGGGCGACCGTGATGCGGTCATTCGCCGCTGCCCATATGTCCTGCGCCTTTCGACCCCTCGTGCTTCAATGGTTGGTGAGGTCCCTCCCCCTGCCGCCGCTGATTACACTTGGCGTGAGCTCGAGCTCTATGACTGGGCCACCAAACGTTGGGCCCCGGTTATATACTCCACTTTGGTTTGGAACTTGCAGTGCCACCACCGTCTTATGGTTGCGGAGCATGAGAAAGCTTCCGTTCCGCAAATTTACCCACCACGCGCTGGCCTCTCCATTCGAACCTCTTTGGCCGGCACCGTCTTTGACCCTTCCCGTAAGATTGGTGCCGCAGTGGTTAGCCCCTCTATTCCTGAGGTTCCTGTTTCTTGCCCTCAGTGTGGTGCGGAGTTCACTAAGCTCCATGAGTTCCACGCCCACATGGCGGTCCATCCTAAGAAGATTGCTAAGCCATTGCCCGCCCCCCCTGCCCCGTTGGCCCCTGAACCCTCGGCTCCGCCGCCGTTTGAGTTTGATCCTAAGGCGGAAGAGTCCCTTATTTCCATTAAAAGGCTTCTTGAGCCTCTTATTCCTGCTGAGCAGCTCAAGCCGCTGTATGTGGCTTCCGCCCCTGACCTCAGCCCTGCTGGCGCCGTCCCATTTGAAGCGTTTTTTGGCTCAGCCCCTCTTCAACTTCAGCCTGAAAAGAAAGATGCTCGACCCATCGATGGCACAGGTGCCGCTGGTCGTGATGTTCCTGAAGACACAACTCCTGAGGGATGGCGCCAGTGGCTCCTTCTTGAGTCCACGCGCCTTCCCTTAGATCCCGCTCCTGCCTTGTCTCGCCTTAGTGTCTTGATGCCCCTTGTCCACCAGAACGCCCCTGACCTTATAGTTCTGTATTCTCGCCTTAACCGTGCTTACACAGCCAAACTACATGCTCAAACTGATCTTGGCCCTTCCCTCACTGAGCTCTACACCAACCCACGCCATTTGTCTTTAACAAGCGCAATTCGCAATCAAGCTCTTGGCCTTTGGATTAAACAGCGTTTTGTTGGCATGCCCTCCCTTGCCACTATTCGCACGGCCATTTCTGATACGTATGTCGAAGAGTCACGCCACGAAGAGTGGCGTTCCCTTGTTTGGACCTATTGCTGCCATAAACATAAAGCTATAAGTGATCTTGATGCTCGAGATGAAGTGTCTATTCGTTTCCTTTATGATCATCAAAGGCTCCAGCGTTGGCATGATGACTCAGCCGTTGCTCTCCAAACGGTTCGTCGACAGTCCCTAGCATTGTATGCCATTGTGTCCACTGTTGGCCTCTTCGCAATTGGCGGTTCCCTTTGGCTGCTTTATCGTGGCATGGTTGCTGACGCCGAAGGAGCAAGTGGTCGCTCCGACCCTAAGCCCTCCCATGCCAAAGTTTCCAAGACCAACCCACCTGTCACCTATAGGCTTGAGCGCCCCGTTGCTCAAACCGATGCTGTCGGTGCTGCCTCATTGACCGTTTCACAGCGTGTCAACAGCGTCGATGACAATGCCACCAAGCAACTTGATAGTATTCTCCGTAAGAACGTTGCTCGCTTAGACATTTTCTGTACCGATGGCCAGGTTATGCACTCAAACATTACATTCGTAACTGGTCGGTTTGGATTTATTCCCGACCATTGTTATGGTGACGCACTATCTGTTGGCATTCGTTCTTTCCGCCTAACCCGCCCCGGCACTGGTC